GTGTGGATTTGACCCACTGGGCCTGTCATAGGCTGAACACCAACTAGCTCGTTAGCGATAACTGTTGGCATAACACGGCGAATGACTGGAAGAATAACTTTATTCAAAGTTGCAATATTACCGGCCATTGTAGTGCCAGCGGCGGCAGTTTCTGTCAAATACGTTTTTGCATTTTCAAGGACTTGCTCCATAACAACTTTTTTGTTACCTTCAAGACCATCAACCAGTGCTGTTTTGGTTTCATTCCAATTTTCTGTAAGGTTCATTGGATTCACTCCTAATTAGTTGCGGATACCCGCTAGTTTGCGAAGGTTGATAATTTCAGCCTGTGTTCCGCTGTTGCCAGCATCACTTGAGGCCTTGTTACCTGTAAACTCAGTCTTCTGAGTTTCGTTGATAATGTTAGTTTTAGTTGGCTTTGCATCTTCCTTAATTACGCTAGGTAGATACTTCTTGAACTGACGTTGTAATCTATCAGTGTTTACACTTTCGAGTAAATCTGACATGATTTCACGTTTGTCTTTAGCCAACGGAGCCATAAGCTCGTCGAGGATTTGCTTTCTTTCTGTTGATTCTTCCATTACTTTAACAGCCTTCTTGCCTTCTGCTATCATAACGTCTTTCTCATTCAGCTTGCCTTCTGCTTCTTTCAACAGATCTGACATTTCCTCAATTTTCTTAGAAAGTTTTTTAACCTCAGTGCCTTCAGCTAGATAACTTGTCATAAATTCACCTGCAAATGTTTCGAATATTTTACGTCCGAATTCATTTTCACGTGCTGATTTAATATCTTCTTTCAGTGTTGCCAATTCCTTGACAAAACCTTCTGATACAATACCATGCACTTTTTCAGATGCTTGCTTGACAAATTTAGCTCTGGCTTCTTCGATTACTTTCTTTCCTTCTTTGATCATTTTGACTTTTTGTTCAACTAGTGAACGCTTGTCTTCATGAAATTCATTTAACTCCTTAGTGAGTTGCTCGATCGCAAAGCCTTCAAGTTTTTTCATTTTATCTTCGCCAGCTTGTCGATCAGCTCTCAATTCAGAAATTTCCTTCTTGAGAGTCTCCATAATGAAGTTGTCTAGAACTTTGGCATGCTCAGCAATAGCTTTTTTGTACTGTACACGTTCTTCTGCTACTTTTTTCTTGTCTTCATTGAACTCAGTGAGCTCTTTGACTACAACATCACGTAGCATTTTATCCGCGGCTTCAATGATCTGTGATTTATCATGATCATATCGCTGTGCAAATTCTTCTCTTAGTTCACTCGTAATGTTCTTACGTGCTTCTTCGAGCTTTTTATCAAATGCTTCACTAATGCTTGTTCTAACTTCTTCGGAAAGCACCTCGGAGCCTAGAAGTTCTTCAATCGCTGTAAGAGCCATTTTTATCTCCTATATCCAAGGTCGTTAATGAACCGTAGGATCTCTTCCTTGAGATACTTTTGGGCTTTCTTGTCGTGTTCAGTAGCTCTAGCAACATCCATAAGCACATTTCCCTTACGACCATGGTTCATTAACTGTTCGTAAATGGGATCTGGATACGCCTCTGGAGCACTTGGATTAGCAACGATATCGACTGTGACTATTTCAAAGTCGCTAACTTTACCGCTCTCTGTAACGTTACCGCTACCTCGACTAGATACGCCTAGTTTAACACCACTCTCTATTAGGGTTGTACAAATGTTTCCCATTGGAGTAGGTAATAATTTTAGCTTGCCAATTCCATTTGATCCTTGCATTTGAATATTTTCAATCACATGACTGACTCTATCCAAGTTAATGTTTAGATCATCTGGATGATCGGCTTCGCCTAGAACACTAAATCCGCCATCAATTTTTTCTTGCAGTGTTTTAACTGCATTATTAATCTCATTTAGCGGATAAACTCTTCCGTTATGATTCTGCTGTTCACCTTGTATGAAAATGCCTTTCATATACAGGTCTTTGCCCTCGTCGTCTCTTTCAGCAACGAGAGCCGCCTGTGATGGTGACATCTTTTCAATTAAAGTTTGCATCATCTAACTTACTTCTTTGCCCTTGCCTCTGCCATTTTTGGCTTTGGTGCTGGACTCATTTTTGCATCTTGTGTAGTACCACCGATGTCTTTTGCCTTTGGTGCTGGACGACCTTTTTCGTCTGATCCTGACATTTTAACGGCTGAACCGCCCATGTCATTTTTTCCAGCTACAGGTGATGCTTTGTTATCGGCATGATCTGCATTG